CTTATCACGCATTGTATTCATTGTTAAGTCAATATAGTGACAACGTGATTGTAATGCCTCAAGGTGATCTTGTAATTTTTTGGATTTTACATTGTCGAATTTAATGTTAGTAATAAAAATTACCGAACCTTTAAAATCAAAATGGTCTGGGATACCTTCTCTGCGAAGTAATGAAGAATCAGCATTCCAGTGAATCCGTCTACGTTTGCCGGAATCTAATGCGGCTTTAAGTAAGTTCAGTGATAAATCATCAAGTAAAATGCTATCACAGTCATCAAACACCAATACATTACCGGCATCTGAATAATTGTAAAGTGTAGCATACAAACCAATTGGAGTCATTGCGCCTTTTATAACTTCATAAGTTATAGGACGTGATGCGATTTTGTTAAACAGTTGATTTTTTTCTAATTGTGTTTCAACACCATACGATTTACCAACACCTGGTGGTCCAACAACAATCATTGCTCGAGCATCACCGGTAATTGCCGCTTTGGTCATGTCATCTAGTATGCCAAAACGTGATTCGATACGGTCCATAATTTCTTCATCTGTTTCTTCAACCGGCTTTTCAACACCTAAGTATTCAACATCGCCATCTTCAATGGTAACACGAATTTTGTCTCGGCCAACGCCAATGGATTCGTTTGGGCGTACAGTAATGAACATTCCATTCTTGCCCTGCTTTACATCTTGTACCATTTCAAATGTTTGATTTACGACAGATTCGCCGCGATAAGTGCCGTTAAGAATCTTAACTAAACTCATGGTTTGAACTCCAACAATTATTAAATTATGTAACTATTATATAAAATGTTTTTGGTTATGTCAACTGTTAATCGTTAAAAAGAACTAATTCTTTTACATTAACATTTGTTGTATCGCCTACTGGCAGGTAATACATCATCAGCCCGTCCCAAAATTCGTTTTCTTTAGCCTTTTTAATATTGGCTAAAAATGTTACTTTTTTATGGGTTTTGGTGCTTACGACTACAAGCATTCTTGGAAACGAATTAAGGCGTAAATCTGATAATTCACCATGCATTTTCTGCGAATCCTTATCGTAATCAAACTGATCAGTTATGAAGTTTGATCCTAATTCACTGTATTTTGACATGTTTTAACCTTTTTCTTAGTTTATGTATACATTATACACTATTGTATCAAAAGGTCAACCTTTTTCTGCGATTATTTTAAAGAAATAAACGATTTAAGTCATTGAATTATAACTGATTATTTTACAATGAATCAATGACTTACAAAAATTCTGTATTTTTTATTTTAAATTGTGTGTAACTATACAGTTTAACTATAAAATAGCATAGATTAACATTAGTTCAAATAAAATCAATGACTTACAAAAATACCAAATTTAATGGGTTAAGAGCTAAGTCATTGATTTTGAATTAGTTTATAACAGAGATAATATTTCTCTGGCATTTTTCCTGTAATTTCAATAAAATACAAGTAATCTTTGGCATATCCATTGTAGTTTAAATCAACCGCATGTTCTACACAATATTGTCCGGCGGGCGATTTATGCCAATTTCTTAGGGCATAATGTATGCTATACTTTACACAATCAACGTCGCTAATTTTTAATGTATCTAAAGTGTATTCAACCATTAAAAATATTTAGCCAAAAAAATAGGGCGAAATTGCCCTATTTTAGTAGAAATAACAGTTTTACATTATTCTGTTGTTGAATCAGCAGAAGTAACAATTTCAATGGTATCACCGTTGCCTGGAGCGGTACCAAAAGTTATTTGTTTTGTGATATTATTATAACTATATGTACCGTTTGATCTAGCACCATCAACTAAACACCAATGGATCGCATCAACTGGGTTTGCTAAAGTAAATACATCAGTGGTACCGTCACCTACAAAATTTTGTAGTTGATAATATTTAACATCTTCAACAACGTAGTCACATGTCAATGTCTGACCATCATCAACACGATAATGCCAATCACCAATTAATTCGGCAGTAGCATTTCTAACTTGTTCAACACCGTCGACGTACACGTTGTTTTTACCATCAGATGCCAACGAGTTGGTATTAACGTCACTATAAACATTTATAGGATCTTCGTCAACAGTATATGTATCGTTTTCAGTATCATGTGTTCTACTTACTTCCATGTGATTCATATCAAAACGAACAAATAATATATCGCCGCCGGTTGGCGTGATACTTACAGGTAATACACCTGCGACAAATTCTGTGTGGTCAACACCAAAAGTCATTAATATTTCTTCTTCTGGTGGGTTGTCTGGACTAAAATCTGGCATTGGGCCTACATTTGTTGGTATTGTTAAGCCGTGTGTTTCTTGTCCATTAACAAGACATGATAATGTAATATCACTACCATCATCTGAATAGGCTTTACCAATTAATCGTACAGTTCTTAAAGACATAGTTTAAATCCTCTCTTATCCTTTACTCTTATTTATTCAATATTCATATTTAACGGTTTTAATCATCACCGTACCATCTTAAACTATGATCTAACCATTCTAATACTAAATCTTGTTGTCTAAGATATCCATATTTATTAATACTCTTAACAGCCGACTCGGGTAGCAAGCCTTTCTCGGCAATATGATACCATCGTGTATGTCGGGGATCCATTGGTTCATGCTCTGACTTATACACAACAGCACGAATCCACGGATCATCAAAATCCTTTTTCATAAACGCACAATCAAATCCGTTTACAGATAACATATGTAGAAGACTAACCGTGGTGAAATGGTGGTACTGATAATCATGCTGTGTGTAATGTAAACGCTGGTACTGGACCTCGGTAGTGGACGGGACTGTAATAGCGAGCATCCCATTGTCGTTCAGTAGGTGCCACCATTTTCTCAATGTCTCCACCGGATTGATAGCGTACTGAAAACTGTCGTGGCTCCAGATTACATCAAATCTGCGATTTTTAATCTCGGTTTCGAAATCGTGTCTGACGTATTCTATATTATCGTATTTCTCATCTATAAAAATACGATCTCGGATGTCGACGCCGGTGCATTTAATATCTAAGGGAATGTCATTCCCTTCGTCATCTTCTATTGCTCGTGTTGCCCACCATTCTAAATCTTTTCCTAAACCGCAACCCATATCACATAATGTATCAATGGATTCCATGAAGGTGTTATATCCTTCGAGTTGATTTAACGTTAATAAAGAATGAGCGTGGCTTTCTTCTTCTGTTCCAAAACTCATACAATAATATCCTCCATGCCAGCTGTGCGAAGTCTTGCTATATGACCGAGCATCCACTGTTTCTGTTCTAAACCTTTCATAATGCCTAACCATCTGTTCCTTAGTAAGGCAACTTCATTGACTATTAATTCAAAGTCAATAACTTCATCTTCGGCATCAGCATATTTTTCGGCATCTCTACTTGTTAATGCTCTAGCATATCCTTCAAGATATGCTTTGTAATGCTTTTGCTTTATACGTCTGAGCTCTTTATTTAAGAACTCTAATACTGCTTCGATTTCTTGTAATTGATTAAATCTGTGTTCTGTAATACCCGGCAATAGTTTTATATTATTTTCTACATTGCCGGATACTTTAACTTCGGACTTTGCTTCTTGCAATTCATCATTATAATGATCAATGAAATGTGGAAGCAAGGCTATATTTTGTGTTACTTTATTATACCACATTAATATTCCATGTCGTTATACATTTCATCATCGTCGAATTCAAACTCAATTTCTTCGTCTTCTTCGAGGTCGACCTCGACGTATTCTAACGCCGCTTTTTTGATATGTGTGTCTGACGTGTAGTCTAGAAAATCTTCAAGCGAGACTCCGTGCTCGTGAAGGACTGCCACAAAATCCTTTGCGGCTCCTTTGTAATCGCCGGCAATGTGCGGGCGAACTGCTTCCCAAATTTCTGATAAAATGTCTTGATCCATTATACTTCCTCTTCAATAAGTTCGTCATTGGTGACGTCTTCTATACTTATCTCAGATTCTTCGACTGCGAAATCTTGCATTAACTTGTCAAGACATCCATCATCATTTCTTTCCCAGGCTTTTCGGAATGCTAGGATTTCTTCGCCAGACACTGTAACGAATTTTAAGCGGTTGCCTTGCTTAGTGAGCAATCCTTTTTTCTCGGCTAAATCAACCAACCCACTATACGGATTCATTCCTGTTTCGTATGGAATCTTAACCTGTACGCTTTCAAATGGTTTGGCATAACGTGTTTTCATTACCTTACAAGCGGCACGAATACCTTTAACATCACTGATCTTGTTACCATCTTCGTCTTCTTTTAATTTAAGTTTACGCATAGCAACAACAATAGATGACGCATAGATAAAGCCTTGGCCACCGCTGATTTTATCATCTGGGTCAAACATATCTTGTGACGCATATGTGTGGTTTGTTGCAACAAGACCTACATTGTAAGCGCCAATCATGTTAACAGTATTTCGAACTAATGCTGTTAATGCTTTTGGCTTACGACCTAAATCACCTTTTAAATCACCTTTGTCAAATTGATCAACATCAGTAGGTGTTAATAACATACCTAACGAATCAATTACAAACAACACTTTAGGACGTTCTTCTTCCGGAAGATCTTTATAATCTTTCATGAACATACTAATTGTCTTAGCAACATCATCGATCATCGACATTGATAATTTAAGTAACTTGTCTTCACTTGTATCAACATCTAATGCATGTAACCATTGTTCGTCTAATGCATGTTCTGAATCAATTAATACAACAAAAATACCTTGTGCTTGAGCATTTTTTACAATATTTGCTGATGCGAAATATGATTTTCCTGCGCCGGATTCCCCAGCGAATACCGTTACTTTTCCTAACGGTATGCCTTTGTGAAAGTCACCGCTAATAAGATAATTTAAGGCATAATTACCTGTCGAAACCCAATCAGTTGGGTCATTGAATCCGATTGATAATCCATCAATCGATTTGGTTATGTCCTTGCGGAACTTACTTACATCAAATGGTCTAGCCATATATTTCTCCTATGTTATATTTTACTATGTAAAGCAATATATGATTCATAATATTCTGATATTAATTCAGAATTATAATCATCAAAATCGAGCCAAGTATATAATTGTTTCATTTTTATTAAAAAATTATCTTTATTAAAGTATAACTTATCTACATTAAATTGTTTTAATTTATTAAGAGATAAGTCGGGCCAGCCAACGTAAAATTTTTCCATCTCTAAAATTATATCCTGATTCTTTTTTAACCATCTAGGATTATAATAGTTACATTCAAATTTATTCCATTCTGGCCATGCTTCGCCTTTAAGAATATCATACTTTTCTTTACAATAATTACCAAACTTATCTATAGCGGATAAGTTATTATGATTTATATTTTTTTTCTTACTTGCTATATTATAAAATTTATTAAAATTTATAAATTGAATTAACTTAAATTTTGGGAAAATTTTATAGTACGGTATTAAATTCTGAAACTCATAAGACGGAGTTTCAGAAAAAATTGTTAATTTTTTTCTTCTAATAGAATCTAACATTTCATATGTTTGTATATGTGCAGTTCCATTTAACAGATCGTTTAAAATTATTGTTATATCGTTGATAAAATTACCACTACTTGTAGGAGATAAAAAAGTAGAACAATTAGCTTCAAATCTTAACCATTTATTCATTTCGTTCTCTAAAGGCAGTGTGTTTAACGCAAATTTCCGTCTAAACTCATAATCATCTTGATTCTCTATTAGATGTTCATACGCATCGCGGTCTGGAGGAATCGCATGTCTGCTCATTGATAAACAATTCATTAAAAATTTTCCACCTGTGTATTGCGGATAACCTACAATAACTAAATTAACATCATTTATTTTTTCTAAGGACATATCCATGTATGTTAATACACTCATCTTGTATTTCTTTTGGTAAATTATAAAACTCTTCTTCGCTTGAGCAGTCTGGCCATGACTCATCTTTTACTTGATCATAAAAATTAAGCCATTGAGTTTTAGCGTCTTTGTTTATAGTTTTAACTTCGGGCCGGATACTCGAAAATTTTTGTCTGTCATACGGTAATAACTTCCAAACCCGGTCGCTAAAATATTCAATAAGATAATTGTTATATAATTCATACTCACTCATAAACACAGTTAATTCTGGTGTAGTTGATTTTGGATTGTCGAAAATAATATCTCTATATGAATCAAGAATATTTTTGCTGGTCCTGTTTTCGATAAATTGTCTTAGACTATCTAATATGTCGGTAGAAAAAATCATACTCTCTGTTAAGTAACCTTTTGATGGTGTTATATTAATAACATCCTTAACAAATTTTTCACTTCCTTTAAAAGGTTTTTTCTTATAAAATATTAGATTTTGATTATCTTTCATCCAAGTTATAGGTTTGTGATATCTAACTTCAACATCACTTAATAAGATATTGCCATCAATAATCATATTTAAACTAAGTTTTAGTATCTGTTGCTTAATCCAGTTATGTTTATACAAATTTAAATACAGAAAATTTCTATCTATTAGATCCCATAATTGTTTATCTAAAACTAAATTACAACCGGTAGGTACAAAAATTTTAGTGTTAGATACTACTGTCACTGACAAAATTGAATCTTGAACAAATTTATAAACTGATTCTAAATGTTCTTCTAGTAAATGTGTATAATCAACAGCGCAAAATACCACAATGTGGATTCCGTTTGTCATAGATACTCTCCTAGTTTTTTACCCTAGATTATCTAGGGTAAAAACTACTTCTTTTTAAGATTGGCGTGAACGAATCATCGCTAAGATGTCTTCTGCTTTGCTTGAACTGCCGGCGCTTTCTTCCTTTGGCTCTTCTACTTTTGTAGCAGATTCATCTACATCAAAAGGAACGCTGTCGTCTTCTTTTGCTTCGACTTTAGGCTCTGCTTTTGGTGCTGGTTTTGATTCTGATTTTGGTTCATCTTTCTTATCGTTGTCAAACGACATGCCCATTGGACGGAAGTATTGACCCCATTTGTCTGGATCATATGCTTTACCATCTACTGATGCTTCAAACATTTCTACCATAACCTTAAGCTCTACTTCGCTTGGTTTGTTAGGTAAAAATTCTTTAAGATCGAATAAGCCATGCTCATCAATTGCGTCACGCTCTGCATTATCCAATGCAGTTTCTTTGCGAGCCCAATTACTTGTTGAGTAGTCAGCATAATCGCCTTTTGAAGTTTTAGCAATACGGAAATCTAAACCTTGATCGTAGTCAGTTGGTAATTCTTCCATATCTGGATCCATTAAAGATGCTTTAATGATGTTAAAAATTTGTGGACTGATTGTAAAACGTCTGATTGGATTGTCTGGCGCTTTGTCTTCTTCACCAAGCGGATTGTTGCGAACAAATCCTTGAAATAAGTAAGAACGTTTTTTCCAATATTTACGACCCATTTCTTCTAAAGATTTGTCTTTGAACCATGGACGTACTTCTGATAATATCGGACAAGTTTCGCCCCACATCTCAACACATGGTACTTGTACTATAACGTTTTTGTTTTCGCCACCTTTGATGCCGGCAAATGGTAATTTGATTACTTGTCGCTCAATCCAAAAATAAGGATTATCTGGATCAGCATCAGGTAGGAAACGTACTGTAGCAGTTTCGCCTTCTTTGATGTTCCAATGTGGGTAAATTACTGATTCGCCTGTGAAGCCTTGATTTGATCCTTTGCTTTCTTGTGCTGCTAAACGAGCACGGATTTCTTTTAAAGATGCCATAATGATTTTCTCCTATAATGTATGCCATAATGATATATTTAGAATGTTTTTCACAAAAAAACAAACAAAAATTACTTTATACTGTAGTAGTATAATGTAAATGTATTTACCTGTCAACTAAAATAATGGGGGATTTTGCCGTTTTATTCGAACCGTTTTGAGTTGAGATCTGAGTCAATGTCATATATCTCTGTACGTTCTAACGACTGTGTTTTGTCCAAAATATTTTTCGGAATGGTTAATCTTTCTTCTTCTAACCATTTTACAGGTATATCTTTATCTGTACCGTAAAAGGTTCTAATGATTGTTTTTGGTATAGCATTATTGTTTTGGTCAACCTGTTCATCAATGGGATACGGAGGCCAGTGTTCAAATCTTAAATCCTGTTTATCGATATATAAACGCCATGCTTCGATTAAATCCCATTCTGTCATAATCATTGCTGAGTGATCATGTCCGATGCCTGGAACTACACGTTCTTGTTCTACTAAATCTTTATGTAATTTCATAAACAATTGATTATGTTTACCTTGAACATACATCCTAAGTAATCCTGTATCTCGACGTGTTAACCATCTTACTGGTGCGTGATGTGTAAATCTCCATTCGCCATTGACCATAATCCTGGCATCATCAATACCTAGCATGAATTGTTTATAGTTATCACTCATGCGTTGGAATAATTCGTCATCATCCATTGTGAATTTTGCCCACGGAACAACATCTCGGTCTGGTATTTGATCTAATATTACATCTTCGTCAACAACAAACATAAGATGCTCTTTAATGAATTCGTCGAGATATAACTTAACAAATTGTTGTCTATACCATCCATCTTCAAAATCAGAGAGATCTATTTTACTAAAATGTAAAAAGTTTATTTCTTTATCTGGAAAGTTTAAATCTAATAGAGTTCTTAGATCTTCTTCGTATGTTGGCCATTGTTGATATTGTTCTGAATAATCATCAATGATAATATAAGTGGGACATTCCCACTGTGTTAACTTATATATTCTATTTAAAGTTGCTACAGTGGAAATGCAGTGTCCTGGATAGTTTATTACTACAATCGCATCTGGATTCACTTGATCCCCGATAATTTAACAATGCTATCAAGTTCTTCGCCAACCCATTGGTCTTGACGTCTTGATGGTTGAGCTTGTTGTCCGTCACTAGATTTTAATGCTCTCATTAATTCACCTAACTTCTCACGAGCATAACGTTCTGTTTCTGGATCTAAACCCTGTGCTATTAATTTTTTCAGATACTGAAGTTTTTCGATTATGTCTTCTTTCGAAGCACCGCTTTGGTAATCTTCCATTAACGATCCTAAATGCTGATCAATGTCTTCTTTTGTTGCAGGACCTTTATTCATATCTTTTTCATGCCATTTTGATAAAGCAATAGATAATTTTGGAGCAGGTTTGCCTTCGTCTCTGTAGCCTTTTTCGTAGTCTACAGTCATATGCCCTGGCACATTTACTTTCTTTCTAACGCCGGATTGTAATACAGCATTTGCTAAATCTTGTTGATATTCTGCTGATATACCGTGTATATTCATAAATGTTGCTAAATTTAAATGTCCTGTTAAACTACCATCGCTAAATTCTCGAATCAATGGATTTAAATTAGTAGTTACTCTACTGCCTTTTGGACTATCTTCATAACTTTCTCTCATGTCGTTTCCTTCTTCTATTCCAAAATAATCGTTAATATCATCAAAACCTTCGCTTTGTGCCCAACGATGTAAATCATCGATGCTATAACCTTTAGCAGTTAAGCTATCGACTGGGTCGCCGTCATAGTCTGTTGTACGAATATCTTGATCCATATTATCAACGTCTGGCTTTGATATCATTCCGAAATCTTCTTCATCGTCATAACCCATTGGCTCAAGCTCGCTAGGTCCGGTGTCGTTTGCTGGATCATCTTTAAATAATTCTCCAGTCTCGTCATCTATAAATTTAAATTCGCCGCCATCTTGGTCAACGTATTCGCCTGGCTTTGTTTTAACAACGGCTTCTTCTAAATCACTCGCTTCTAAACCGTACTTATATAACGCTTCTTGTTTTGAACCACCACGAGCGATATATTTCTTTGCTTTAGCAATTGATGATTGACGTGCTTTGTGTGATCTGTCTGACGCTTGTTTAATGCTCTTAGAGCCTTGTTTTGGTTGGCTTTCTTCCATGCCTGACAATGATCTTAAATCATTAATATCTTCGTTATATTCATCATCCCAATCATCTTCGTCGTCACTTGACATATGGAACTGATCATCTGTTGGTTCTAATTCGCTCATTGCTATGTACCAGCCGCGATCGTCACTGTCGCCAATCCAGCATTTACCTTTTTCTGGATCACATTGTGATGCCATAAACGGGCCGGTTTCTCTCGGATCGTAGTATGGTGAATCAGACTTAATATATACCATATCACCATCAAATATTTCTTCGTCTGGGTGAACTTCTTCTAACATAGGATCACGTTTTGGATTTTTACAATCATCACCTGAATCTATGTCTTTTAATTCATTAACTGGCACTGCTTTTTCACCAGTACGTCTAACAGTGTATCTACCTTTATACACGTTTGCTGGTACTTCCATTCGTTCTGCTTCTGCTTGCGCTAAAAACTTATTACCAAATTTCTTTATTGGGATATCTTTATCACCATCCTTTTCTCTGTTGAAGTTTGAATATACACCGTACACATAACCATCTGAACCACGTTTTCCTGGTTCATATGTTATAGTTTCTTCTGACACTTTTTTATTTTTGTCTTGAGGGCCTTTTTCACCTTGTCTCTTTCTCGCTTTCTCGGCGTATTCTTTACCACCTTTTTCAGCGGCATCTAAATCCCACTCATCTAAATGTTCTTCCGATACAACATCGTCTGCCCATTCTTTAAATTCATCTAATTCTTTCATACCATGTTCCTGTGTTTGTTCTACATCACCTTCGTGTATTCTTTTGGCAAGAAATGGTAATGCTTCTTCTATACGCTGATCTAATGTCTCACGTGTAAATTGTGTTCTTAATGCGTTAACGGCTTCTTCATCTTCGTCTACGACTTCTGGGCTCCAGTCTTGCATGTATGAATGGTATCCACGTTTACCCATTACTCTCTTTAAACGTTGTCTTAGTGTTTGATATCTGCGTCGGCCGGCCTCGACAATATCATACTGATCATCATCTTCAACCA